AAGGTCAGAACTGGCTTGCCCTGCCGTTGTCGCGCTGTCGTTGATACCACTCACAACGCCTGATACAACGTTAGACCCGATTTCTTGGCCTTTGGTTTCTGCGTTTTCTCCGGCGCCTTCCGCCACGCTATCGGTTATCTTAGTCCCTGATGCCTTAACATCAGGTGCTTTTTCCTCAATCGCTTGTGGTACGCCGTCAACGGTTGTTTTAACCGCTTCTTTAACGCTGGTGGTGTCCGCCTTGATACCTTCGCCAATCTGCTTAGTTACCTCTTGCGCTCCGGTTTTAACACTCTCTGCACCGTCAGTGATACCACCGGTTACACCGGTTTCTACCACTTCTTTAATTGACGCTTTCATGGTGTCTTGGCCTGCCTTGACCCCTTCATCAACCTTATTCATGATTTCCTTACCACGTTCAATAAAGCCTGCATTTGCCATTTGGTTCTGCATGCTTTCGGAAACCTTGTTAACTACGTTCATAAGTCCGTTTGGTAAGTCGCCGTCCTTAATGTTCATAGACTTTAAGTAAGCGTCCTTACCGGTCTGCCCGGCGTTAGAATAGCTGTTACTAAATTCTTGTATCGCGCTATCCGGCTGGCTAGCTAAGGCGTGAATTTGCGCATAGGCTTCCGGCCCTGCTTCTTGCAACTTAGCAAGTAAGCCTTGGTCTATCCCAAGTGCGCTTAAGCGTTGCATGTCTTGCGCCCACTGATCTACCGCTTGCGTGTTGTGCGCTAAGGTGTTCTGCATGTCTGCAAACACTTCATCAGTACTTTTTACATACTTCTTACCCTCTGCGGTCGTGCCCTCAATGGTCGTCTTAATTTGATTGGTAAAGTCTTGCGCGTGCGTTCTGACGTTCTCAAGTTGTTTCGTCATGTTATCCGCGACTTTTTGCTGTTCGTCATTCAACTGGGCATAGCTTGTAATGATTGACGTATTAGCTTGTTGCTGGCTAGCTACCATTTCTTGATCTAACTCAAGCTGGCGCGCGTTCAATGCTTCGCGTTCTGTCGCTAGTCGTTGTTGCGTGTCGCCTAACTGGGTTTCTGACGCTTCCAATTCCTTGATAGCCTTCTTGGTATCGCCCATGCCAATACCCAAACCCAACAACGACTTAGCAACCGCATCTTTGGCCGTTGCTAGCTTCTCGCTGTTCTGCGTCAACTGCGCCTGCGCTTGGCTTTCTTCCTTGGTAATTTCTACCAAGCGTTGTTGGATAGCCACGCGCTCGGCTTCCTTGTTGTGCACTTGAATCAAGCCCCTCAAGGCTTCCGCGTTCATGTTAATTTGGCCGGTCTGCTTGTCGTACTCAAGCCCCAAGCCTTCCATTTGGTTATTCAGGTCTTTAACCGCGTCTTTAAGCTGTTTCTTCTCAAGTGCGGACTTGCTCTCCTTCTCGGATAACTTAATAACCTTCTCGCCTAAGTCGGCTAAAGACTCGCCTTGTGCCTTGGCAGACTCTTGCGCCTTTTGGAAGCTGTCTTGGTTGCCGGCTATGGTGTCGCCTAACTGCTTAGATGCTTCCGCCGTCTTTTTGGCTTCGTCCGTCATCTTTTGCATTTCCGGCGTCATCTTGATAAATGAGTCGTAAAGCAATTTACCAACGGCCACGACTGCACCAATAGCCAATGCTACCGGGCCTAAAGCACTCCATGCGCCTAGGATAGCCATTTTCAAGGCTGTAAAGCCACCAGCCAATAGACCTAATACGCCGGAACCTGTCGCCATGGTCGCGTTAGCGATCGCATAATTGATAGCAAACCCCTTAGCTGATATAGCGGATATTTTAAGCACTGCGCTTAAGCTATTAAACAATGACAACACTAAGGCTTGGCCTTTGACTACCGCAAACGCCGTGGCAATGCCTAGCAAAGCTGGCGACAACGGTTTGAGTGCTCTCAACAATACCCCAACGACTACCCCAACTGTCTTAAAGAATGGGATAGTTGCCCGGATAGCGCCATTGATAGCCCCAAACGCCCCATTTATGACGTATTTAAGCCCCGTTAGGTTCTGACTAATGTTCTTACCCGTCATAGCCTGTACTAACTCGTCTAAAGCCCTAATACTGCCCTCTACGCCCTTAATGATTGCGCTGTTGATATTCTTCATAGCGGTGTCGATACCGTCTGAAGATTTAAGCGCCATTTCTGCGAACCCTCCGGCCCGCTCGCTGGCTTCAATCAGTTTTGCGTTAAACTCACTGAATGTAATGTTACCGTCCCTTAAAGCGCCGTATAACTTAGTCTTGGCGCTCTCGCCGGTAAAGCCAAACTCCTTAGCCACGGTCTGCAAGCCGTAAGCCATGGTTTCGTTAAGGGTTTTCCAGCTTTGCATGTCGACTTTCCCACTACTCATCATCTGAATATATTGGGTAAGCCCGCGTTCTGCGTCACCTGCACTAGACCCGCTGGCAATAAATGCGTTGTTAAGTGCTAAAGTCGTCTTTGTAGCCCGGTCAATATCACCGGTCATAGATGCAATTTGTTGCGCCGTGGATACCACGCTGTCTAAGCGTGTCGGCAAGCCCTCAATGCCTTTAGCTAGGGCCCGTACACTACGGCTAGACTGTTCGGCGCTGTACCCCATGGACTGCATAACCCGTGGGTATCGTTGCAAGGTGTCAAACCGGCTTATTGCATCACCCGTGGCTTGAGTTACGGCATTAAGCGCTGAACTGATTAGTTTCATTGCACCAAAGGCTTCTACTAGCTTGCGTACACTTACGCCGGCCCTCTCGGCCCCTTGGCCCATTTGCTCTAGGCCCTCTTTACCTCGTCTAGCTTCGTCAGGTACGGCTTTTAATGCCTTTCCGCCTTCGTCACCTGCGCTCTTAATCTTGCGTCCTGCTTGGTCTGCCTTGTCTCCAACATTGGTTAGGGCTTGGCCTGTTTCGTTGGCTTCCTTCTCGGTCTTATCAAGGCCCTTGCTAGCTTGGTCTGCGCTAGCGGATACCTTGTCTAAGCCCTTGCTGTCGTCTCCGGCTTTCTTTACCGCCTTGCCTGCTTTGTCGGCCTTCTCGGCCATTTTGTCCATAGCTTGCCCGGTCTTATCGGCGCTTTGGCTTGTCTTATCTAAAGACTGCGCGCTTTCGCTAGCTGTCTTTTTCAAGGAGTTGGCAAATTGTTCTAATGCCTTGCGGATACTGTCAATATCCTTGCTGTCGGCTACTATCTTAATTCTAACTTCGCCGTCTGCCATTTAATCACCCCTTTAATACTCTTGTTCTTCTTCGTCATCATCTAAGAGACTGGAAGAAGGCAATCTAAGCGCCTTTTGGGCCTCTCTCATAGCTTGCTTGCGCGTCTTTTTCTCGTCGCTTGGCTTCCACTGTCTGACGCTCACAATACGCTTAAACTGCGTATTTTCCGGCAATCCGGATAGAAGCGCCTTAAACTTAAGCCAATGTAATTTGCCCTGCTGTTCGATTAAGTCGATACCGTAAGCCTGCATAAAGCTAGCATAGATAGCGCTAGCGTCATGCTTAATGTCATAATAGATTTCTGACTGCACTCTAGGCCCTTCCATAAGGTTGCCTAGAATGTCGTACTGTTCTTCTTGTTCAATCTGTACATATCGCCCTAGAATTTCCCGGAACAACTCGCCCTGTTCGTCTAAATTAAGGTCTAGCCCTCTTGCTTCGGCGTTTCCAAGGAACATAATAAGCCCGCACTTTATTTTCAAATAGTCCGGCATCTTGTCGTCATCTAGCATGTCAAAGACTCGCAAAACGGTATCAAAAGAAGCGTTGACCTCATAGCCAACGCCTGCAAACTCGACTGTATCCGCAAGCGGATAATGTATGAGTAAGTCCATAGCCTTAAGCAAGGTTGGTGTACTTGCCCATAAGCTGGGTTTCTCGCTCGCTCGTGATTTCCTCGATAATGCTATCAACCACCGCAACAAGATACTGCATGCAAATAAAGATAGACTTGTTCAGTGCGTAAATCTTAGTAAACGCCCCTTTTCCTAGCAAGCTGTCAAAGGCCTTTTCTAGCGCCTTCTTGGCTGTCTCCAAGGTTTCCGGTTCCTTATCTGTCTTAAGCACCGCTTCTACCTCTTTGATCATGGTTTCTTGCACTTCCGTTAGCTTCTTGATGCTCTTGTCATCTTTGCTAAACTCAAACGACAATACAACGTTGCCGTTGTCGTCCTCAAAGTTTATTGGCATAGTTGTTGATTTAATCTTGATTGCCTTCATGTTCAGTCCTCCTAAATTCTATTTACACCACTAAAAAGGGCGGTTGCCCGCCCTAAAGAAACTATTAACCGCCCGGTACTGGGCTTACCGCTGGGGTAACTGTCTTTTTCTTCGGTACCTCGTCATGAGAGATTGTAAATTCAATTTCTTCATACTCGGAAGCGTCACCGCCGGCAATCTTGATGTCAGTCAGTGTTGCTAACCCTGCGCGCTCTGTCTTGCCGTTAGAATCAACGTACTTGTGGAAGATTTTGCGTTCTTCACCAATCGCGTATTCTTTAGACTCAATCAGTGCTTGCGCTTCATCTTCACGGTTCAATTTACCTGACCCCTTCCACTTAGGCGTTACACCAATGATTTCATCATGTTCTGTCCCGTCACCGGCATAGTCAGAATAAGACTCGGTCTTTTCGTCCATGTCGTTTTCCATGCTGGTAATGTCTTTACCTAATGCTAACCACTGTGTCACCTTTTCCACGCTGTCCACGGTCTTGGTGCGGTCTGCGATAAAGTGTTTACGTTTCGCGTTCTTATTGCGCATTATGTCACTCTCCTAATAAATTGTTAAAGCCGTATTGATGCTAAGCCTGAATAGCATGTAGCCTTCTTCGCTCGCGTCCAAAAAATAAGGCTCGTTGCTAACAACGATACGCCCAAAGTCATAAGACCCGTTTTGACTCGGTAAGTCGATAAGGCTTTCTAGGTCTGCGCCAATAGCTAATAGCGTGTTATACGCCGTCTGCCGTGGCCCGTTACCGTCTAATAGGCTTGCTTTCAGTTGGATAAAGTGGCTGTATTCTTTATCCATAGCCCCGTCATAGTAAGTTCTTACTGTCTTGCTCCCCGGGGAAGAAACAAGACTAATTGAAGCATCTGCTGTGTTCGTGTCTGTAACTACTGGATATGGAAGGCCTAGGCCGTCCAAGTGGTCTAGTAGTCTATCTTCATAATCTAATAGCTTTCTCGTCACTTAAAGCCCGCCTCCTGTGTCCATAATCTCGTCCAATCTCCGCCATGTACCCCTTTAGCTACCGCGTCCCACTGCGGGCCGGTTCCTGCTGTCGTGTATCCCTTGGCGATAAAGCCTTGTTTCAAAGCCCAAAAGAACCAGCGTCTTTGCTTGGCACTCACAAAGCCCTTACGCTTGATGCCGTAATACTGCGCTCTAGCGTAAGGTGTCTGCCATACTAAATCATCACCGCTTATATGCCCACTACCTCTTAAACCGCCGTCTTGCAACGGTACATAGTTGTTCATATCCGCTAGCATCTGATTAAGTAGCGCTTGCTTTGTTCGTTCCATGTTGCCTGCGCTGGTCTTCCTTAAGGCTTCGTCCAAGTGTGCTTCCATACTGATCCTAAACATGTTAGACCACCTCTAATTCAACCGCGAACAGGTCACTAGAATAAGGCATTGTCACCGGAACAACCTTTGATATACTGTGGTCTTTGCCGTCAAAGTGGACTATATCGCCCTCTTTGAATGTCATAAAAGGTTCCGTTAGACCTGAATAGCAAAAGATAACGGCGTTTCTTAGCACCTTGCGCTGGCGCTCGTCCACGCTGTATACCGTGCTTCGGTCTATGCGACAATGATTTACTTCCGTTTCCTGTCCGTATGTCGGTTGATTATAGCGGTCTGTCTTGGCTTTAGGCTTATGAACAAAGTTATCCACAAGCATAGCCTTTGGTATCCGTGGCACTCTAGGCATGACTTACACCCCTATAAAGTAACCCCGTACCCTGTAAAGCCATTAGGCTATCTTGGCAAAGCAAAGGCCGTTTGATACTCTCGGCCCCTCCGCCATTCTTACCGCCGTTGCTAATGCTCGTACGGCCTAGCGTGATAGTTGCTGGCCCGTCATTGATGCTGGCGTAAGAGTCGCCCCCGCTTTCATGATAGTAGTCAATTTGGAAGGTTAAACAAGCCTTAACTGACGCCTTCCGCCATTCGTGGTCGGCGTCAAATTGCGCTTGGCTTGTGTAAAATCTACGGCTGGTAACATCAAGTAAATGTTCAGCCCTAACTAAAAGGCGGTCAAAGTCCTCTTGCTGGGCCTTACCGCCTAAATTCTGATACTCTGAATAAGTTAGCTTAGGCATAAGGCCACCTGCCTAACTATTCAGCTTCCGCGTCTGCTGTCGCTTCTTCCGCCACTGGCTCCGGTGTTTCGGTCGCTTGCTCGTCTGAAACTAACACATCATCATCATAGAATGACAAGCACTTGTCATTGATTTCTTTCGCGCGTTTCGCTGTAAACTCGACTACCTCGCCTGCTTCGTGGAGTGTATTGCCGTTATAGAACGGCGCTGTTACTGTATACTTAGGCATTGGCTACTTCCTCCTAAGCTACTGGTGCTAATTGCGCTTTAACAATAGCTTTCTTGTTCTTGTCAGGGATATAGTTAGCATCTTTACCAGCACCCTGTAAGGCGATACCATAGAAGTCTTCACTGTCCAAGGCACGCGCTACTTGAATACCCATACCAACAACCCCAACATTTGCAACAACAAAGTAAATGTTATCGCCGGTTTGGAACAAGTGAGAAGGCACTTCAAGAATTGCAAAGCCTTTGAACATCAACACTTCCGCACGGTCAATATTCACGCTTGACCCTTTGGCTGTGGTAGTCAACTTGCTTTCTAAGAGAATGTCGTAAACATCAGACGTTACATAAGCAATCTTAACCGCGTCTTTACGAACCTTGTTGTTTACAAGTTCCTTGCGTGCTTCCGCAAAGGCCTTCTTAACGCCTTCCTCTGTCAGTTTGTCAGTGATTGTCTTACCTGCGTCAGTTGATAACTTCTTACCTAACTCTTTGGAAGTGTGGTCTGCCCATGCTTCGGAATGTTTAGCCAAGCGCTCTGCTACCACTTGTTCCGGTACGTCATTCACTGTGAACGCGTCAATACCTTCATGGATAGCTAAAGGCGTGTTGTAAGGTACTTGCTTGTTAACAGACTTAATTTCTGTACGTTTACCAAAACGATTACCGCCGGTACCGTCACCAAAACCGCCTGTGTTTGCGTCAGTCTTGTACTCTTGTAATACTGCGTCAGTCTCAGCACTGATTTTCAACTCCATGAATGTATCATTGTTAGATACGCCGTCTCGGACTTGGATAGTGCCCCCAAACGCTTCTAAGAAGTACGCTTGTGACGCGAAAATGTCCGGTAGTAAGCCGGTAAACTGTTTTGTATACTCTTTAATTGCCATTGTTTAGGCTCCTTCCTATCGCTTATAGCGACTTAAAATTTGTGCGAAAGCGTCGCCTTTTTCACCGTCATTAGTGCGCTTAGGATTGCCACCTGCTACACTTGGCTTGCTTGGCTCTGCTCCGTTTTTGAATTGTGGGTACTTGTCTAGTACCGCTTTGATTGCGTCCGCAATAGTCGTGCTGTCGTTGACTGATCCGCGCGCTAGCGTGATAACATCATCTACTGCTTCCGCCTTAGCCCCGGCTGTGATAGCTTCATTGCGTGCTTGCAAGTTCGCTAGTTTGGACTTAATACTTTCCAACTCGGCTTCTTTAGCCGTCAATGCTTCCGCTTGCTTCTCTTGCTCGCTCTTTTGAGACTCCTCATAAGCCTTGGCCTTTTCTAGTGCGCTCTTGGCGCTTTCTAAGTCCTCAAAGCCTAATGCCTTAAGTACCTTAGCTTGACCCTTGGCGTGTTCCTGCTTGCCAATACGGTTTAAGTCCTCTTGACTGAATGACGCTTCGGGCTTTTGTTCTGCTTCCGGTTCCTCGTGTCCTTGGCCTTCGGGTGCTGGTTCACCTTCCGCAAACATTTGTAAATTCAACGGTAGTCGCTTGTGCTTCTCCATTGTTCAACCTCCTAATTTAACGGCGTTAGGTCGCCTATTTCCGTTGTTTAACGTCTGCGGATAAAGACAAATAAGGCGCTAGGTCATGCCTACCGCCGTTATTCCTGATCTAATTCGACTTTTTCCAAGTCGTAACGCCGTCTTAGTCCGTGGGCCTTTACAAACTCATTCATTCGTTGGCTCTGTCGTCCTAATAGGCGCTTAAGTCGTTCCGCTTCCTCTTGATTGCCCATTTTCTCGGCAACCCCTAGGCGCTTCTTGGTGCGCTTAATAGCCCTTGCTAAGGCCTTGCGCTCTTGTTCTATCTGCTCGTTTCTAATTGCTTGTTCCGGTTCGTAATAGCGCTGGTTGTTAACATTCACACCTTCTATGAATGGGAACCACTGATGCCCACAATTGCAACCCCTGTGGCCGGCCGGTGTGCCATAGCCATAATCATATACGCTAGGATACCCGCTATCTGCTTCGCCTCTCGGTCTTACATCAACCACTTGGCCTTGAATCGGGGCGCACGCTGGGCGCGCTTTGGGCTTACTGCTTACTAAGACGGTGTGGCAATCGTATTCTGCCATGCGTCTAGTCCGCTCCTCGTTGTATATGTCCGCGGTTGCTGTCCGCGTCACCATTCTAACGTAAGTGCCTGTGTCCCATACTCTGCCCCCTGCGTCCGTAAACTCGGAAGGTATGCCACGGTCTGCCCATTTCATCAGAACATCAGTCACGCCCTGTGATACGGTCTTTTTACCGCCCACAATAGTTGCGGTGGCTTGTTGTGTCACCTGTCTAACATACTTCATTAAGGCCGGGTTAACATTGCGCTGTGCAAGTCCTAGATACGGTACGCCGTTGTTTAGATTGCCTAACAGGTCAGCTAAATACCGCTTGTCTGCCACGCCCAAGGATAACGGCATCAGGTCTTTACCCTGCGCCGTAAAATAGCGGTCAGTGTCGCGCTGTACTTCCTCGGATGCTCGCTTGACCTGACTATTCGCCATGTTCCTTGCTCGTCTTTGTGCGCCGTCTAGCTTTTCCTGCAATCGCTGTGCAATTCTAGGCGTTGCCTTCTTAGCTTCAATCTGCCACGCTACCGGGTCATCACCCACTTTTTCAACGATACTAGCAAACTCATTGGTTAGTATCTCAAAGGCTTCAATCTCAAAGCCTTCATATTCACCAATAATTGGGGCAAATAAGCTATTTAAGTAGTCAGGCGATACTTTCATCGGCTATCACTCCAAAGGGCCACCGTGGGCCGTTTCTTGGCGGATAGATTGGATATACGGGTCTTTGGCGATTTCATCAGCTCTAATGTCCGCTATCCACTTCTCCGCCTGTTCATCTGTAAGGTCAAACAAGCGTTTAACAATCTCAGTGTCAGATGCCAAGCCTGCCGTCTTGACCTTTTGCCAAAAGTCTAGTTCAGTGTGCCGGTCGTTAAAGATACCGTCGTCAAAGTCAACACTGATTTCATTTTCAGTCGGGATATTGCCACTGTACACCGGTTGCCCGTCCGCCTTAATGGTCGCCTGCGCTAACTCAAGGGTGCTAATGATTAGCTCCTTGATAAACTCTTCAACTTCCGTCAGGTGGCTGTTGCGTGTCCGGTATGTCATACTGTCTCGGCTTACAATCTCGGTTGCTGTTCGTACTCCCTCGCCGTTGAAAGTAAAGGTTCCGCTTGCTAGGCCGGTCTGCATTTCCAATGTCGCAAGAAACTTGTTGATACTCTCGATATACTCGCTACTGCGGATATTGCCAACCATTTCTTGAAACTGTTGGCTGTCCATATCGCCCTTGAGTGCCACGAAAGTATCTTCGTCATCATCAAAGTACTGTACCGGTCGCCCTGTGCTGTCAATGTCCGTCCGTAAGAAATGGTCTGATACAATCACCCGGCGCTTAGATTGCTTGATTTCCCAATACAAGCGGTCATAGGCCGTGTTGATTTGCTCTAGGGTCTGTAATGCGTTGTCGCATACCCCTAGGCCTAGTGGACTTTCAGGGTGGATATTGTTAAAGCCGTTAGGTCGCAAGTAAACAAAGTTAGGCCGTGATAAGCCTGTATAGGTCGTTGTTTCCTCTAAGTCCTCGTAAATCTCACTTAGTGGCACTCGCCGGCCTAGTTGGCCCTTGTCCTTACTGCGGTATAGTTCGTTAGTGATGCGATACGCGCCACCCTCTGCCCACTCGTGAAACTCTAACAAGGTGTAATAGAAGGTGTCCTTGCCCTCTGTCCGCGTTGTCACGCTGGTAATAGCGCACTCGCTAATACTGTTGCTATTGCTGTGCAACGGGATAAAGGTATCCGGCATACACCAAGCAAATTCAATCTGCTGGGTTTCAGTGTCAAAGTACGGCCGTACCGCCAAGCCACCACCTGCCAGCATTGGCTCTAGGTATCTGCTAAAGTTCTTATGGAACTTATTGTGATTGAATACCTGATTGATAAACTCGTCAGCA